TCTTTGTCAATATCTAGACTACTGTGTCCAGCACTGTGCAAACTCCATTTATAGTGCCAGAGAGGATTGGGTTTTAGGTAATCCATATTAATTGCAGCAGGTCCCAAGCACTCAGGGATGCGTTCCTGTAGTACACTGGGATTGTTTGACCCTGCACTATGTCGTGCCTTGCCAGTTACATTCACATAGAATGTACTAAGTGCTGGCAGAAATACTGCATAGTCATTTTGTAGTTCAGTTAGGTTAGTTGGTAATGTCATGTTTCAAACTTTGTTAATGTATTATATAATTCATAATCTTTAGAATGTGCATTTTTTAAAATACTGTAGTAACCTTTGTGTTCTTTTATTATAGCATGAAGTTTTTTAAAAATTGCAATTTTTTCTGGATCATTTTCTGCAGGGTTAGTGGGTTCTTTCCAATATTGGAATTCACTAGTGCCACCAGCACTCGTAACAAACGCAGTTAAGTCTCTATAAAATCTATTGGGATCAGTATATTGCAAGTCCCGAGTTCTGGTTTGCATATTAATGTATTTTACATTTTGTGCAGCACCAATAAATCTATGCTGATATTCTGTGTGATCATCAAACACAGGATTGAATCTCAATGTTTGCCAAAATGCATCATTATCTAGTAGATCTAATACATTAGAAGTATGATGATCCGCCATACACTGTGCAAATCCACTGATCCATCTTTCTACAGGATCTCTTAGCACAACTATTTTTTTAATAGTATGTGCCAAGAGGATACCATCTACTAGATCATCTGTGTGACACATTGTCCATCCATTGTCATCAAATACTTTTTGACAAAAACTGCTTGCATTTTTTGGTATGTTAATCCAGGCATGTGTCAAACCTGGACTTACCATTACTGCATAAGATTTAGGACGGAGAAAGTTACTCATTACTTACTTTGCGCTGGCAGCAAGTAGCGATACTCTGCAAGACCACTGTCTACAACAATCTCTGCAACACCATCGTCACTGATCTTGAATGTTGTGTCACCACCAAGACTCAAAATCTTGCTAACCTGCTCAACGGGCCATGCCCATCCGCGTGTTGCTGTGCCAGTAACGTCATGTTGGAACACAAAGTTACCAGCATGTGTACTGTGGTCACCAAAGTAAAACTTTAGATCACTGCCTTCTGTTTTAGCAATGAATGTAGTTTCTTCGCTGTTAGCACTGATCATAAACTTGAAACGCTGGATGCTTGCTACTGTAGGCTGGAACTCAATGCCCCAATTCACTTCACGCATCTTAACTGTTTTAAGTTTTTCGTTAATGATCTCACTTGCCATAAAGCGATAATCATTTTTAAAGTCGCCGCTGGCATTTGCAAATGCAATACCAACTGGTACATTTTCACCATTGCGCTCTTGTGTGTTAATACTAATGTTTGCATTTTCTGCATACTCTGGAATACGCAGGATAACACCAAGTTTGTCCAAGTTAGGCATACCAAATGTTCCCATAAAGTCTGCTACTGGTGTTTTAGTTGTGGCTTGTAGAATAACACTACGATCTTCTGCAAGTCCTTCAAATGTTGTGGTTTTGTCTGTGCCTGTTACTTTAACAAGACTAATGAAGCCAAGCGAATGTGTATGCTTGACGATGTCGAGTAGATAATCTTTCATCGAAGTTTCCTTATGTTTATAATAGTAGTATTATATTTAGGTTTGGGGTTAATGTCAATAAAATTATACAGTAGTTTCAATTGCAACTAGCGGCGCACTTAGTTTTTGACTAGTTAGTTCACCAGGTTTTTTAACTACCATCCAACTATTTGCTTCTCGGTAACACTGTTCTTTTACAATGTCAAATCCAAGCATTTCAACCATACTCTTCATAAGTGTTCTAGTATTGTATGAACGATATGCTTCAGCACCTGCTAAAAAGTCCAGGCTTGCTTCACGTTCACAATCATTGTAAGTGAATATAAAGTATCCACCTGGACATAGTATGTTATACACTTTACGCATTTCATCTTTTATAGGATCTATAGGCCAAAACTCATAACAGTTAATACTTGTTGCAATGCCCAATTGATTTTGCGGCAACTTGTCTAAATCATCGTAGATCATTAAACGTTTTTCTGCAAAAAAACTGTTAAACTTGCCGCGTATACTATCTGTGTTTGCGACATTACCTGTGTATATATAAAGAGGATCACATGCAAGCATGCTTTCTGTAAGTATGCCGTTACTAGGATTTAGCTCAACACCTGCCCACCGCCAATCACTATAATAACCCACATCTGCAGATAGCTCTTTGATAAACTCTTTATCTTTCAATGCTCGTTCTTGCATTAGTTCAAGAGTACGCTCTTGTCTAGCATATGTGTCATAGTCTCTGCGTAGCACTACAAGTTCTTGTTCTCTAAGTAGTTCATTGATCTTTTTATCAACTTTGTCTAACGAACTGTTATACTCATCGTTCATACGCTGCATATCGTCTAATGCAGAATCTAGTTCATTGTACAAGGATTTATCGCGCCAATAACGGCTTTGCTCTTGGAAATATTCTTTGTTGCTTGCTAGTAGTTCGTCGAGTTGCAACTTGCGGTCTTTGTTATTACGCAAAAAGCGAGTAAACAATATCATTTTATCCACAAGTTTCATCGACGTTCTCCAGTTGTATTTATATGCGCATATTACTCAAAGGAGAATAAATCATCAAATGTGTTAGCAGTTTGCGTTGCTGCAGCTAAATCCCAATCCAGTACATGAAGTAGGTTATCAATCTTCTGATCCACAATAGCAGTTGACATTGCTTCATCATCAAATGGCAGTTCCTTAAACCACTGTGGTAGATGTCCTTCATCAATTGGATATCCAACACTTGTATAGCCCAGTGGATTAGGCTTTAGTTTACATACAATAGTTTTAGCACCATCAACAATAGTTTGACTGTATTTGTCATTGTGCATTTTGAGGAGATTATTCCAGTTCATTGCTGCTCTAACATGCCCAGGCATGTTTGCTTTACCCAAACGTTTTTCTTCTGCCGTAAACTTCGTTAAGTTGTTAACACGCTTGGGTGTGCCTTTTTCCCAACCTGGACGCTCCTTAAATGCATACTTGAACTCTTTAACTTTTTCAATAATACTCTCACGAGTCTTGCCTGTCAGTACATCCAGCAATAGTTCACTTAGGAAGTCCTGCATAAAACGTGGAGTATCACTGCGTTTGAGATCTAGGCCCATTGCTTTTACTTTGCCTGGTTTTCCATCCATATCTAAACGGAAACCTTCTAAGTCATAGATCAATGCTGCATAACGTTTCTTGGTAATGTACAAACCTTTAGTAGCAACAATCTCTCTGCCGCCTCGAATGATCTCACCGTTTGCTCTTGGGCAATGAAAAGCTCGTTCCATAAACACAGGAAACTCATCATTAACTTTGTCTGCAATGTTGTCATACAGTTGTGTGCATAAGTCCTTGCCCCACTCTGCACGACCAGACTCTACCTCCTCCTGCATAACAGGCCATGCACTAAAGTACACACTGTCAGTATCACCATATATGATACAATCACCTGTGTGATCCTCTTTGCCGGTTAGAATACCATTTACAGTTTCAGCCATACGTTTTGTAATACAACGTCCAGTTAGTGTAGTGCTTTGTCCTATACGGAAGTCATAGAATCTACAGCCAGGATTAAGAATAGCACCATATAAACTGTTAAGATTAATCTTCTTAACCAATTGCCGCTTATCCCAGTACTCAACATCACCACCTTCATCTTTGGCTTTTTTCAGTTCCTTCTGCATATCTTTACGTTCAGCATACCAGCGTTCCAGTAGTCCAGGCACAACGCCTTTACGTTCATATGTAAAGATAGTTCCGTTAGCACTAAGCGTCCATGGTTGGTTACTGTCAAAGATTAAACGCCATACATCATGTGCGCTCAGCGTATCCTCATCACCATTTTCCCAGTCAATAGTAATCTCAGTGCCACGTTCCATGGACATAACTGCACGATACTCACGACTGCCAAATTCATTTTCCCAAGCCTGTGCAAAACTAGTACCACTGGCAGTCTTTTCTCTGAGCATGTGTTCAGTCATTGTTTGACGCAGTTGTCCTACCACAGTTTCTGGACCCATGTTAAGTGCTCTAATAACACTAGGATACAGACTGTTGATGTCAATAGCACCAATCCAGTCATGCAATCCTTTTTTAGGATATGCAACATAAGCACCTGCTGCAACTACTTTAGGACCATCATCTCTGCTTTTGCGATTGGGAACAACCATGCCACGAGCATGTGCATCATTGATAATTGCTTGTTCTGTCACTGCAACTGCACCCATTGTAGTCATTAGCAATACAGTGTTCTCATGTGCAAGTACGTTTGCAAGTTCAATGAAGCGTAGTTTCTTATCCAATTTGTCCAGTAGTAGAACGTCCTGTCTGTTATATTCAATAAACTTTTCAAAGTCCTGATTATATAACTGATCCAGTGTACCCTCATAAGCAGTTTTACGCTCATCAAGTTCATATTCACCAATAGCATCCAGGCTATAACTGTGACGTTCTTCATATGTATACTTGCGATACAGTTGCATGTAGTCCAAATGCACACGCCCAATTAAATCAAACGTTACTTCCTCTTTACCAAATCTATCAAACGTGCGCTTCTTGGGCTGTTGTCCAAACAAACAGAAACGTCTCAAATCCTCTTTACTGAGTACGCGAGTTATACGATTAAATGTATAGGGAATATCATAACCTTCACTGTTCCAACCACTAAGAATATCTGCATCCTCTACTAAATCCATAAATGTTTTTAATAAATCAGCTTCATTATCAAACAGGAATGTATTATCAAACTGCTTGCATATATCCTTTGCAGTGTCCATTGTCATACTCTTAGGAGGCATTGCAAGTGTTACCAGTTGCTCTACCCAATCCAAGTATACAGTGATTGCGGTGATTGCATTAAAAGGATCATCTGTAGGACTATATCCACGCTCTTGGTGAAAGTCCACTTCAATATCGAAAAATGCTGTTTGTAATTTGGGAGTGTCTGCACCCAAATAGTTCTCTTCTAAACAACGGAATACAGGATTAATATCGCTTTCATACAGTTTGTTACCGCTTTGTATTTTAAGTTCCTTGTGAAACTCTTTACTGTTGCGTGTACTAAAGCGACTTACTGGTGTATCAAAGATAGTTTTGTACTTGCCACGTGGATCATCATAGTAGAACACATAGTTGGCAGGAAACTCACGATACTCTCGCTTGCCATTGACACGCTCAACTACATGAATACGATCATGTTCTCTATCGAAAAATGCGTCTACATAACTCATTTATTTGCCTTGTACCATTTATACAAGCCCCAACAACTCATTGTGGCCCAGAATATCTCTAGTACTATATTAGCAAGAACTGGCTTGTAGTACAAGTTAATTCCTAAAAATACTGCAACTAAAAGATTAAAGAAACTATAATAGAATCCTTTTGGATCTATACGATCAGTCTGCAGTAGGAAGAACGTTAACACTAGTAACAGCATACCGGACAACCCAATAAAATCGCTCCAGTGCATTGTATAGTAATCTACCACCATTGTGCTGCTACTCCATATCCAAATACATTGACACATGCAAAGTAGGCAGTGAGCAACATAATCCATGCTGCACCTCTACGCCAACTTGCATATAGTTGTGTTACGCTTCCTACAAAAAATCCAGGGTAAACAAGTAACATGTTTGGATTGTCAGCATTTACTGCCAGCAACATACTTGCGCCCACAGTGAAAATAAAACTAACAAGTTCAAAGCAGAACGCAGTCTTATCGCTGGTGTAACTGTTAACCCAAAACTGTTTTACTTTTTGCACTTAGATTTTGCCTACAGTAGCCAAGATATTCTCAAGCTCACTGTATTCATCACTGTGCTTCTCAAAGTCTGCTTTGTATGCTGTGCGCAATGCTTTTTTAAGCACTGTTGGCTTGATCTGCATTTCTTCTGCAATGGCTTTGATTGTGTCATTGAGACCGTCATTAAGGTCATCAACTTCCTGCATTACAGTAATGCCTTCATTTACTAGTTGTGTTAGTTTTGCCTTTTCTTCGGGCCCGAAAACTCTGTCACTCATGTGAGTACTCCTTGTTGATTATCTGTTTATTATATATGTATGTGGGAGAAGTGTCAACTAATATGTTGAGTTATTTCAACTGTAAGGTCTGACTTGCCTTTGATAAGTCTA